AAACAGGATGATCTCGACAAGCTGTTGAAGTGGTACGATGATGCCGATGAAGCGTCATTGGATGCCCGCGAAAACTCGGAGCGCGATCGGGATTATTATGACGGCTATCAATGGACGGATGACGAAATTGAGACGATGACCAAGCGCGGCCAGCCGCCGATTGTCGTCAACCGCATTCGCCGGAAAATAAACTATGTGCTGGGTTATGAGCAGCGCCTGCGCACTGATCCCCGTGCTATGCCGCGCACGCCAAAGCACGAAGAAGCAGCCAAGGCTGCAACGGATGCGCTCCGTTACATTGTCGAGACAAACCGATTCGACCGCCTGAAATCGTCTGTCTTTGCCAACATGGTTGTTGAAGGGTTTGGTGGTTGCGAGATCAGCCTGAAGCAAAGCCGTGACGGAATCGACATCATTCTCAAGCATGTCCATTGGGATCGGCTGTTTTACGATCCGCACAGCCGGGAGCGTGATTTTAGTGACGCTCGGTATGTTGGCACGGTGACATGGATCGATGAAGCGCTTCTGCGGGCGCAATTCTCGAACAAGAAAGGCGTCATTGATTCTACTGGCCTTGGCAATAAAAGCCTTGGTGAGACCTACGACGATAAGCCGCGCCGCTGGTGGACGACAGAACGCCGCGACCGGATGAAGGTTGTGGCAATCTTCTATCGTGACCCCGGCAAAGGCTGGATGCACGCAATCTTTACCGATGGCGGGTTCCTGAAAGACCCTGAGCCGATTCCGTATCAGGATGAGGACGGCCGTAATTGGTGTCCGCTCATTATGCAATCCGCTTATGTGGATCGCGACAACATGCGCTACGGAGAAGTGCGTGAGCTGATTGGCTTGCAGGACGAGATCAACAAGCGGCGTTCTAAGGCGCTGCATCTGATGACGATGCGGCAGGTGGTGCTGGAAGAAGGCGCGGTTCGAGATGTAAACGCCGCCCGCAAACAGCTGAGCCGCGCTGATGGTGTGATTGAGGTTGCACCTGGGTTGCGCTTTGAGATTTTGCCCACTGGCGATATGGCGCAGGGCCAGTTTGAATTACTTGCTGAGGCCAAGAACGAGATTGATCTGTCGGGCGCAAACGCTGCCTTGATGGGTAAGGATCAGTTGGGTTTGAGCGGCAAAGCCATTCAGGCGCAGCAACAGGGCGGGGCAACGGAATTGCAACCCCTGATGGATGCATTGCGCGACTGGCATTTGACCGTGTTGCGCCGTTGCTGGCAGTTGGTGCGCCAGTATTGGACAGAAGAACGCTGGGTTCGCGTTACCGATGACGAAAACAATTTGCGCTTTGTGGGTCTGAATCGTCCTGTGACCGCTGGCGAGATGTTGCAACAGCGATTCCAGCAATTGCCGCCGGAAGAGCAACAGGCGCGGGCGCAAGAGCTGCAAATGGCAATGCAAGACCCACGTGCGCAACAGGTGGTGGAGACTGAGAACGAGGTCGCCGAGCTGGATGTGGATATTTATATCGAGGAACAGCCCGACATCATCACGCTGCAATCAGAACAGTTTGAGCAGCTGGCGCAAATGGCGGGCGCTGGTGTGCCAATTCCGCCGGATGTGCTGATTGAGGCATCCAGCCTCCGCAACAAAAAGCAATTGCTTGAAATGATGCGGCAAGGGCAAGCGCCTGACCCGCGCGCAGAAGCGGAAGCCCGCAAGATGGAATCCGAGACCATTAAAAACGAATCACAGGCGCAACTGAACCTCGCCAAGGCTGGGCAAACCCAAGTGGGCAGCCGCCTCGATGTGGCGCAGGCAATGCAGCCGCAACCGACACTCCCGCAAGGAGTTACCGCCGCCGGGTAATCGGGCGATCTGGCCGCCGCAGTACGGGCGATTTAGAGGATAAACGACCATGAGCAACGGACTTGAAAACCTTTATGAATCACTGACTGGCGCTGAAGTCGAGGCTGAAAAGCCAGAACAGGAGCCGGAACAGACCGAAGAAGTGAAGGATGAGGGCGTAAAACAGGAATCCGCGCCGCCTGCGGAATCACAAGCACTTGCAAAAGATGAGCGTTTTATCCCGATCAATGCACTTTTGGACGAGCGCGAAAAGCGTCAACGTCTTGAGGCTGAATTGGCGCAGTATAAGGCGAAAGAAGCCCAACCTGCGAAAGAGGATACCACCGAGGACGATCTTTTCAGCAATCCCGCTGAAGTTCTGAAACGGGTGCAGATGGAAGCGTATGCAGCAGCTCGCCGCGACATGATCAACATGTCTGAAGCGATTCTGTTTGAAACAAAGCCGGATGCACAGGAGAAGATCGACGCTTTTAAAGATGCGGTTCAACAAAACCCCACTCTTTATCAGCAAATGCTTCACAGTCCGAATCCTGCCGGGTTTGCCTATCAGGAAGGCTCAAAATTCCTCTCTGTGAAGTCCATGCCAACCGACATGGCTGCATATGAAAAGGAATTGCGGGCCAAAATTGAGGCAGAATTGGCAGCCAAGTACGGTCAAAAAGGCGGAAAGTTGCCTTCGTCCATCCCGACAACCTTTTCCGATGTGCCGAACGTCAAGCCGGAAACTGATGAAGCCCCGGATGCGCTCGACATTGGAGCAATTCTTAGAGCCGCCAGACGATAGGAGTCAATATGGCAGAATCACGGGCCGCGACGGGCCTAACCGTCCAACGCTGGGATAGTGCGTTTTTTACGCAATATCTCCAAGAAAACCGTTTCACCGCTTACATGGGTGATAACAACGCCAGCATTATTCAGGTCAACAAAGACCTGCGTAACGTCAAAGGGAAAACCGTTACGTTTGCACTTGCCAACAAGCTGATTGGCGCGGGTGTGACCGGCTCGGCAACCCTTGAAGGTGCTGAGGAAGATCTGCGTACCCGTTCGTTCACCGTTAACGTGAATAAACGGCGTCATGCAGTCATTGTGCCGGAAATCGAAGAGCAGTACAGCGCAATCGGCCTGCGCGATGCTGGCCGCGAAGTCCTGATGGACTGGATGATGGAAAACGTGCGGGATCGTATGATTGCTGCACTGGGTTCCATTGACGGCGTTGCTTATGGTTCTGCTACGGCTGGCCAGCGTAATACTTGGCTCACCAACAACAGTGACCGTGTGCTGTATGGTAACGCCAAGGGCAACAGCTCATCGCTGGTACATGCTACGGCTCTGGCCAACGTGGACAACACCAACGACAAACTGACGACCGCCAGTATTGACCTGATGAAGCGGATGGCTCTTGAGGCTTCGCCCAAGATTCGCCCGATTCGTGTTGGTAATGATACCCGTTCGTTCGTGCTGTTCTGCGGTACGCGCACGTTCCGGGATCTTAAGCGTGACACTGTTCTGATGCAGGCGCAGCGCGATGCTCTGCCGCGCAGCAAGGACAACCCGCTGTTCCGTGGTGGTGATCTGCTGTGGGATAATGTTGTGATCCATGAGATCGACGACATCCCGGTTTACACGGGTGTTGGTGCTGGCAGCATCGACGTTTCGCCTGTGTATTTCTGCGGTGCGCAAGCTCTGGCCTATGCCATTGCCAAGCCCACCTACACGATCACTGACGAGCGTGATTATGAGGACAAGAAGGGCGTTTCGGTCAACATCATCGACGGTGTTGAGAAGATGCGCTTTGGAACGTCTGCAACCACTGACACTGGCAATACAAAAGACAATGGTCTGTTGACCGGGTTCTTTGCCGCTGTCGCTGACGCTTAAGGAGGATTGAACTATGCCTACTTTTACTGCCCCTGAAGCAGCTGCATCGTTTCCCGTGTTTGAAAGCGTGGGACGTGGTGTGCTGCACGTTGCAACGGGTTCCATTACCCTTGCAGCAAACCCAACCGCTGCTGATATCCTTGAGTTCTGCTTTATTCCAGCAGGCGCAACGATTATTGGCGGCTATCTGCGTGGCGATGACATTGACACTGGAACGGAAGCTCTCGATATTGATATCGGCTGGGCTGCAAACGGTGTTGAGGCCGCTGACACTGATGGACTTGGCAACTTCGGTGTGATCACCGGGGATGCCGTGACCGAGTGGAAGCCCGAGGTTTCCATTTTCCTGCCGCTGAACGGCACTCTGAAAACCGGGCCGAAGACCTTCACCAACAAAACCAAGATCACGGGCGTTGTAAACGCACCCGCGAACGCTGGTGGCACTGGTGTGCTTTGGCTGACTGTTTTCTACACGGTGGCGTAATGCCGTCATTCCTGTATCGGGGTGAATATCCCGAAAAGGGATTTGTTGATGTGTATGGCGTGGCGTTTCATCCTGAGACGCCCGCCAACATCACAGACCCTTTTGC